ATCACAACTTTGGACGACGACACTGAGCATTATGAAATGTCTTACGATGCAGAGCGTGACGCAACTTATTACAATGTTGATACAGACGAAGTTTCATTAGCGAAGTTTTTGTCTCGACCTGTGAAAGTTTTTCAAAAAGTTTACACTCCTAATTCGACAGTCGCCACCACTACTATTGATGTTATACAACCTTCTAATTATTTTTCTAATAAGAGAGTTGTTAATAGAATGACTAATTATCGAAACATTAAATTGGATTTATGTTTTAGATTTATGGTCAATGGTACTCCATTTCATTATGGGAGGTGGATGGCTACAGCCATATCAAATTCAACGAATGAAGCTTTTTTGACACCAACAACTATTCAAACAGCTTTAAATCCGTACAAGGCTTTGTTGTCGCAACCACCACATGTGTTTATCAACCCCACTACTTGTCAAGGTGGTTGTCTGAGGTTACCTTATGTCCATCATTTCAACGCATTTGACGCCCCCGCAGGTGAACATTTAGCTACTGGCTTCATTGCCATTTCTGAATTATCACCTTTGAAACAATTGTCTACGGTTAATGATCCGATAACAATGACAGTGTTGTGTTGGGCAGAAAACGTTGTACTTGGTGCGCCCACCCAATCTAACACAGTGGGTATGGTACCACAGTCTGGAGATGAGTATGGCAAACAGGTCACTTCTAACACTTTAACTGTATTGTCTAGGGTTGCAGGAGTTTTATCTAATATAGTGTCTATACGACCGTATGCCATGGCGACTCAAGAGATTTTAACGAAAGCCTCGCGTGTTGCTATAGCATTAGGTTTTAGCAAACCTACAGTTGTAAGTAACATTGGATATATGGTTCCTAGAACTGTACCAAATTTTTCCAGTGCAGTTCAACACGATCCTGTTTATAAAATGACGTATGATGACAAACAAGAGGTTACGCATGATCCATCTGTTTGCGGTTTGGCAAGAGTTGACGAAATGAATTTGAAAACTCTTATGCAGATTCCTTCATTGATTTCAACTTTCGGTTGGAAGTCTTCGTTCACGCCCGAACAGACGTTTTTGCATATCAAGGTTTCTCCTAATCATTTTATTGAAGGACCTGGGGCACAGTCTGCCAAAGTTTTGGCTATGCCACCGGTATCGTACATTACGCAAATGTTTCGTCAATGGCGAGGTTCGTTGCGCTTTCGTTTTGTTGCAGTGGCTAGTTCTTTTCATAGAGGTAGGTTAAGGATAACGTACGACCCAAATGGTGTAACTGCCTCTCAAGTTGCAGCTGGTTTGGAATATAACACCACATATTCTTATATATGGGATTTATCTGAAAACCATGAAGCAATTATTGACGTAGGATATATGGCCCATCAACCATACTTGCGGCCTAGTAGACCTGGACAAATCGCGTCATCAACTATGATAGCTCCTACAGCATTAACACACGATGCTTCATTTGACAATGGTTCATTGTCTATCACTGTTTTGAATGACTTGACCGCTAATGGAGTTGCAGCAGCTGACATTGATATCTTAGTGTTTTTGTCGGCTGGGCATGATTTTGAGGTTTATGACCCAACAGATGCACTCGATAATTACACATTGTTTCCACAGAGTGGAGAGTTAATGCAGGATGATTTAATGTCTCCGTTAGTAACCAAACCACATGTTACTTTTGGAGTTTATTTGTCTGAAAAAGACCGTGCACCACTTGTTCACCATGGAGATTCTGTTGAATCATTGCGCTATTTATTGAAAAGGTATACCACTTATACCACATTACCGTTTGTAGGAATAGCTGCGAATTCTACGGTGTCAATAGAAGCCAATATGTGTGCTTTTCCTTTGAATAAAGGTAAAGCTCCAGGTGCTATGCACACTGCAGGTACGCAGCCGTATAATTATGTGTATCAAACACCCTTAGCATGGTTTTCTGCTATGTTCATGATGAGGAGAGGGGGCCTCAGGTGGAGAGTTCGCGATACGTCCAATATTGGACTCAATGTTAATGAATTACGCGCTGTGCGTAATTCTACTAACACTAATTTCGTTTTCATCCCTTTGAACGTAAATACACCAACATCTACGTCCGCCAGTGCGCGAGCGTATTTGTTAAATCTCCCTTCATCAGGTGCAGCTGGCATGGCACTTGGTTCGTCTATTGACGGAGGTAGGAATCAAGTTGATTTTGAGATTCCTTATCATTCGGCAAGAAGATTTGCCTCGCCTCGTTTAGGCGATAACTCTTTGGCTCATAACCAAGGTGTTAAAATACAAACAGTTGTGACTAACACTACCACCTCAGCCAAAAGCGGGCAATTGACAATTTATGTGTCCGCTGCGGACGATTATAGTTTATCCGGGTTCGTTTCTTGTCCTCCGGTTTACTATAATCCAACTTTATTGTAAAACGCACAGCCGGTTTAGCCGGTTACTAGGCAGCAGTCGCCTAGGTGGTCATACTCATGTTGTTTTTGAGTGTGCTCATGGGTCTTCCCCAACACGTCTTTTTCAGAAGTCTTGAATTTGCCGGGGAAGCCCGGATTTATAGAGACTGCAAGTTAGAGATGTGTGAAGCCCCGCACAAAATAATGTGCCATTCAGGTAAATATAGTACGTGTAGATACTTACCTGGTGGTTAGATCATTCCATTGGAAGATGACACATTACAGGGCTGCTTTTCCG